CAGGTGACTGACCTGCTCGCCCCTGCTGCCCCTTCGCCTTGCTGGATTCGTCACGCGCCGTGCCGACCTGCTTGGCGTGTGCCCACTCGTACGGGTCAAGGATGATCGTCTGCTCAGTCATGAAGCCCTCCGTCGTTGATGATGAAGCGGCGCGAGCCGGGCTTCACGTCCGTGTAGGTGGTGATCACGGACTGCAGGGCACCTGATGCCTGCGCGACCATCTTCCAGTCCGTGACTTCGGACGGGCGTGCCTGCTTCCAGTACACCGTCCAGCCGTTGCCAGCCAGCCCCGCCTTCTCGCCGATCGCCTCCTTGATGATGATCTCGAGCGAGCCCTTCTTTTGCTCCAAGAAGTGCAGCTCAGTGTTCGTCTCACGGAGTTGCGCGTAGACGCGCTCCAAGTCAGCCGTCGCCTCAACGAACTCCTGCGAGCCCTGCGGCGTGGCGATGGCGAAGGCTTGGGCGTCTAGCGCCTCCAACTGCGGCGGCGTCTTAGAGTCCACGGCTGCCAAGAAGAGCAGCGCCGCGCGCTGAATCTCCTCCCAGAGCACGGGGTCAAAGTGCACCCGCTCAATCTTGAACACCAGCCCGCCGAGCAGGGCGACGACGTCGCACCAGTCAGCGCCAACGATGCCCATCTGCACGTGCGTCTGGATGACGACCTCAGGCGGCACGGGCCACATGCTCCAGCGTGGGCTGGCTGACGTCTTCACCTCAACGATGCCCTTGGGCTCGCCGACGATGGTGCGATCCAGCGACGCCATGATCCGGGGCTGCGCCTTCAGTCGGACGATGCCGTTCGACTTGCGCAACTTCACGCCACGCTCCTGCTCGTAGTACTGCGCCACGGCATCCTCAAGGATGACGCCACGGTTGGCAGCGGCTCCGACCTTCTGCTCTGGCGTTGCGCCAGTCTTCTCTGCCCAGAGCTGGTAGGGCGTCTTATACGGGCTCACGCCCATCACTGCCGCCATGTCTGAGGCTCCCAGCCCCTGACGTCGCAACTCCAGCCACTCGGGGCTGCGCTGCGGTGCCTTGACGAACTCAAACTTCTTGCTCACTTGACCTCCTCCTTCACTGCTCGACTATTCTTCCGCGCCTTGACTGCATCGCGCAGCCTTGCCTTCGCGTCCTTCAGTTTCTCCTTCTCGCCAGCCGCGCTGTAGATGTCAACGACGCGCTGGCAGTGCGTCACCTTGCAGTCTGGGCAGAGCCGCAGCACGAGCCCCGGCTTGATGTCCGTCTGCATCTGACGCCAGCAGATAGTGCACTTCCACTTGATCACTTCTTCCCCTCCTTCTTTCGGTCTTGCTTGGCCCATCCTTCGCCCTTGAACTGGACGCTGGACTGGCTGATCTGCAGCTGCATCCAAGCCCCGCACCCGTCGCAGCGTGGCACTACGGGCTGGAAGCCCGTCTGCAGTCGCTCCTCAGTGGTGCAGCACGTCCAGCACTCGAAGACGTAGAGCGGCATTACCAGCGCCCCGTTGCCGTCTTGCGCGGCTTGCGCTGACGGCGCTCTTCTAGTCGGATGCAGTAAGAGCACTCCCCACACACGGGCGCATTGTCAACAAGTGGACGCTCGCACTTGCCACACATGAGCACCCGAACGCAGGGGCGGTGCTTGCCGATCCCGCTGATGTCCCCCGGCTTGCATAGGTCGGCGATCATCAGAGCCCCCTTACCAGCGCCACCACGATGATGACGGCGATGCAGACGACGATGGTGACGTCGCTGCGCTTGCGCGCTTCGATGCGCTCCTTCGGCTTGTAGAAGCTGGTGATCGTCTTAGGATCACTCGCGCGGTTCAGTCTCACGATGCACCCCCTACGACTAGCACGATGTAGATGCACGCCACGAATAGCGTGAACCCGAGAAAGTCCTTGACTGCGTTCATGCTGAAACCTCCAAAAGATTCTTGCGCCCCTTCACTGGGACGTAGCACTTGGGGCAGATGGCGATGAGGCCCCCCTGCTCGTTCTTCACCACGCGCAGATACCCGTGGCGCGCCGATACTGGGCAGAGATTCCAGAAAGCGTTGCTCACTTGCCCACCCCCATCACGTCAACGATCAGGTCAGCGGTCGTCATGTCGTCATACTTGGCGCACCAGTACGAACCACGAACGGCTGCCGCCGTCAGGTCATAGTGGGATCGTGCGCGCTCAACACCCAGCTTCATGATGACCAACTCCCGGGCGTGCTCGCTGCTGTGTGGGTTCAGGAGTGCACCGTCAGCGATGCTCGATAGGATCGCTGCGATCTCCTTGATGGTGCCCTTCGCATTGTGTGCTCGGCTCATTTTTGCCTCCTTGCCAGTCGCCCCGCATGGGGCTGTCTTGCCTGACTTCGTCATCCTACACCTAACGGTTTCAGCCCGTCAACCCCCTTCTAGGGAGTCAAGGGTGCCGTCCTTGGCAGCCTGCACCACCACGCTCAGGCACCCCTTGCAGACGCCTTGGCTGAGCACCCAGTCCACCCCGTGAGCGCCCGTGTTGACGACCTGCTCCCCGTAGGCGTACACCTGCCCCAGCTCGCCACACACGGGGCAGGTGCTCACCTCAGTCTCAGGCTTTCGCGGCATCCAGTCTCACCAGATACTCGGCGGTCGGGCCCTCCTTGCCGAAGAAGAGCGCCCATTGCGCAGGGGTGCCAGACGCTGCCAGCCACTCCTGCGCGTAGCGGTTGCTGCTCTCGATGCTGGCGTTGCCCCAGCAGGTGTGCGCGCCGTCGCTCAACACCAGTCGGCTCGGCGTGTGCCAGTGCCCGTAGAAGAGAAAGTCAAACGGCTGCACTGATAGGTTCCAGCCCTGCGCGCGCTTGGCGATCGCGTAGAACGGGAGCCCGAAGGCGCCGCCCTTGAACTGATCACCATGCACCAGCATGGCAGTCTTCCCACCCGGCAGCTCAAGCATGTCGTACCAGTGACGCCCACCCAGTGTGAGCGACTCCTTCCAGTCAACGCGCTTCTCGCCCTTTAAGTGCTCGGCTGCGATGCGATAGAGAATCGCGTCAGCGTTGCTCTCGTTGGAGTGGTCGCCGTAGCGCCCGAGTCGCCCGTGGTTGCCGATCGCACCACGCACCGTGACCTTCGGAGCCAGTGCTGCCATGGCCCGCACGAACTGCGCGAGCATCCCAGCACCCTCAAAGATTTGGACGTACAAGCCGCCGCGCTCTACTTCATAGGCTTGGCTCGGGAAGATGTTGCCGTCGGACTCCACGAAGTCGCCGAGCAGCACCACGGCGATCTCCTTGACGGGAGTGCCGTGCAGTTCCACCAGCCGCTGAATCTTCTGCGCCAGCAGTTCGATGCGAGCCTTCGCCACTTCGATGCTGTACGTCTCCGAGTACTTGCCGAGCTGCCAGTCCCCGACTAGGCAGACGAGTGTCTCGGCTTCGCCCTTCTTGCCTGACGCCTTCGGCTTCGGCACGGGCGGGATGGTGATGCTCAGCGCGGCATCCTTCGCCGCCTGATAGACGGCAGCCACTAACTCCTCACGGGCAGCGTCACGCTTCGCCAGTTGGCGGAGTGCACGCTTGTGGGCTTCGGTGACTTCTTGGAGTCGCTGCTCCATCTGCAACTCGTCGCTCATGAGTTGCACGCGCACTCGCCCCGGCGGTGCCTTCCGATTGTCCAGAAGCTCACGGTGAAGCCGCGCTTCTCAAGCCATGCGGTCAACGCCTTGGCGGTGATCGCTGGATCAGCCAGCCCTGCGTGCAGCGTCTCCCAGTCCTTGCCCTCAAGGTGCACGGTTGTCATCCCGCACGGTGGCCCCTTGCGTGGCTTGCTCAGCGCCCTGAGCTCTTCGAGTCCGTCCATGTGAACACCTCCAACTGCTTACGGCACCTGCAAGGGTGCCTGCTCGCAGCCTACACCAGCACTTATGTCAGGTGTATGGCGGGGTGTGTGGCTAGTTTTTCTCCTTGATTCCGAAGGCGGTGTTCTTCGGGTCGAGATACTTCACCAGCACCTGCAGCCCTGAAGCCAAGCCAGCCGATACCACGGTGCGGAAGTCGCCGCCGTTGATGTCGAGCAGCGGGATGCCGAGCCCGAGCGCCACGGAGATGCTCACCGTGACGAAGGTTCGGACGAACTCAATGAGGGCTTCGTCGATGCCCGTGTTGTCTTTGATGTACTGCAAGAACGTCATCATCTTGGCTGGTGCTCCTTTGACCTTGGCAGCCGCAGCCGCTGCACCACTCGCAGCGTTGAACGCCCTCCCAGCCACTGCTCCGAAGTCTACCTTGCCGAGAGCCTCAAGCTGCGCATCCACGGCGCTGACCTTCTTCTCAACTGGAGTGGTGGACGCGGCGGGGAGTTGCACCCCGCGTGTTGGCTCAGGTGCCACTTCTGGCGCCGCTGCCACTGCTACGCGCGCCCCTGCGTTGACTGGTGCTGCAACTGGCTCGGGTACTGCGACGGGCGCAGGAGCCGGGGCTGCTGCCTTCTTCGGGTAGGTGACGATCAGGAGCGCCTTGTAGTCGGCGGTCAACTTGCGCGCCCGCATCTTCGACTTGACGATGGTGTGCAGTTGGGACTCCGAGAGTTGGACGCCGTACTTCTCAGCGGCGAGTTTCTCGTCACGGGTAGGGCATGCCCACTGCCAGCCGTCTACGTCGTCATACCCTGCAGACGTCATGTGACCGTAGCCAGCCTTGATCTTCTCAGGGGCGTTCTTCGTCCACCACTTCACCCAGCGGTCATGCCACGCGCTGATGCGAATCTCGGGCGGGTAGCCGATCGGCTGCTGCACCCACACCATGAGGGCGGCGCCAGCCTTGGCAGCGGTGACGGCGTCTTCCCAACTCTTGGCGTAGCGGGCCTTCCCGCCTAGGTGCGCGATGACCTTGACGGCTTCGGCGAGACTGCCGCCGTTGTCGGACTTGCCCTGCACGTCCTTGCGCCCCGTGACTTTCTTCATGGCTTCCACGCCCTGCGCGGCGCTGTAGTCGACCTCATACCCGCTCGCCCAGCTTACGGCTGCGGCGCAGGATGACCATGTGCAGTCGTCAAGAATCTGCTTGGCGCCCTTCAGTTGGGCTTCAGCGTCGGAGTAAAGTTGGCTCTTGACGCGGTACTTCACGCGCCGAGTTCTTTCTTGATGAGCACTGCGACGGCTCGCCCAGCGGCTTCGTGGTCGAGTGCGGCGCTGACGGGGAAGCCCTCAGTGGCGCCTTCGGCGTAGTCGTTGCCGTCGTCGGCGCGCTTCCAGAGCGTGCCACCGTAGGCGCTGTTGTTGTCGTTGGGCACCAGTGCAACCCACTCGCCCGGAGCCGTGACGATCTTCGTCCAGCCCTGCTCGTGAATCTCTTCGATGTGATCAGCCGCGCTCATGTTTACTCCTTGCCCCAACGTAGGGGCCCTGTCGCTGCCCACAATCCCAGCAGCACTAGGATGCTGATGCCGACGAAGTCGCGCGTGCCAGATTCTGGAAGCACGATCCAAGCCACCGTCATGCCAAGCCACGTCCAGCTAGATGCTGCAAGATCGAGTGCGATGTCTTTCAAGAGTCTCATTGCTTGCTCCTTCGTGAGCCTCCTGATGACGCCGTGCCCGACGCTGCTGCACTGGCTGCCGCAACGGCTGCCTGCGCGAGCTGCGTGACGATCACTGCGGGGACGATTGTAGCCGCTGCCTGCTGCTTTTCTTCAGGGGTCAGATCGTGTCCAAGATTGGCAACGAACGCAGCCGCTTCTCCGACGGCTTCGGCGACGGCTTCGGCTGCAGCGCCGGGGTCAATCACCAGCGGCTGATCCGTGGGCTCGGGCGTAGGCTCAGGAGAAGGCACTGGTGAGGGTTCCTCAGAAGGCTCTGGGAGGGGTGTAGGAGCCACGCTGGGGCTAGGTGAAGGGGATTCTGGGGTAGGTGTAGGGGTCGGCGTAGGCGTCGCCGTAGGGCTCGGCTCTACGGTTGGCGTAGGAGAAGGCTCAGGGCTAGGAGTAGGAGCAGGGCTAGGTTCAACGCTAGGAGTTGGCGAAGGCTCAGGTGATGGTGTCGGCTCGGGCGACGGCTCGGGTGTGGCAGTCGGGTCAGGGCTCGGGAGCGGGGACGGTTCAACACTTGGCACCTCAATGCTTGGCTCCACGGATGG